TACGCTGTGTTCTCAACCCGTAACTTCGAAGTCAGCTTTACCAAAGTGGCCGATGACCGGCACTTCCACCCAATCCGGGATTACCTTGACTCGCTCCCCAAATGGGATGGCACAAAGCGTGTGGAGACTATTTTCATCAATTATCTGAAAGCTGATGACACACCTTATGTAAGGGCAGTCACTAGAAAAACATTTGCCGCGGCGATAGCCCGCATTTACCAGCCCGGTATCAAGTTTGACTGTGTGCCTGTGTTGGACGGTGACCAAGGCATCGGCAAGAGCACTATTATAAAAGACCTTGTCGGTTCGGAATATTACTCCGAGTCGCTATCTCTTACCGACATGGATGATAAGTCCGGTGCAGAGAAGTTGCAGGGTTTCTGGGTAGTTGAAATCGGTGAGCTTGCCGGTATGAAGAAAGCCGACGTTGAAAAGGTCAAAGCCTTTCTCTCCACCTCCGATGACAAATACCGTCCCAGCTATGGCAAAACCGTAGAGAGCCATCCGCGCCAGAGTATCATAATCGCTACCGTCAATGGCGAACGCGGCTATCTTAGAGATATAACCGGTAACCGCCGTTTCTGGATTATAAAGGTACATCAGCAGAAGCAGAAAAAGACCTGGAGTTTCGATGAAGCTTTCCGGGCGCAGTTCTGGGCTGAGGCCAAAGCAATATGGCAATCCGGTGAAAATCTCTTTTTGGAAGGCGACGATCTGGAGGCTGCTGAAGAAGCACAGCGCAGCGCAATGGAAGTTGATGAGCGCGTAGGCATGGTTGAAGAATACCTAAATATGAAGCTCCCCGAGAACTGGGATGATATGGACCTCTATGCCAGACGCGAGTATCTTTCCAATCCGGACAGTCCGGTAATTTCAAAAGGTACCGTTGTCAGGACCTCGGTCAGTAACGCAGAAATATGGTGCGAGTGCTTCGGCAAAAATCTCTCCGAACTTAAGACTACCGACAGCTATGCAATTGCTGCTCTTATGACTCAGATTCCCGGATGGGAACGCAGTAAAACATCCCTGCGACTGCCCCTGTATGGTAAGCAGCGACTGTACCTATATAGAAAATAGCGGAACAAGAATTGGAACAGGAACAACTTTTACATATATATTCATTTTAATAAAAATAAACACACAACAGTAAACACACACGCGTAAGTAAATATAGGGAAAAGTTGTTCCATCTTGTTCCGTTGTTCCAGAAGGAGTATACGGAATGCACAAAATAAAACGTTCAAAGTTTACAAATACGACAGAAAAACAGATAGAGCAAAAGCTTGTAAAAGCAATAAAAACAGTGGGAGGTATAGCGCTCAAGCTCTTATGTCCAGGTTACGACGGAATGCCTGACCGCATAGTGCTTTTACCAGGAGGCAGAATCGCTTTCGTTGAAGTAAAAGCTCCGGGATGCAAGCCCCGACCCCTGCAGGTATCAAGACATGAGATGCTACGGAAGCTAGGATTTAAGGTTTATGTCCTGGATGATGAGCGGCAGATTGGAGGGATTATCGATGGAATCAACAATTCTATGTGGTTGGTGTGGTAAGCCAATATATAAAAAGCGTTCTGATGTGGCGAGAAACAAGCACAATTTCAGCGATTATGGGTGTTATATCGATTTTATCAATTTCGAACAAGCCGGTGCGGTCAATCAAAAGGTTTCTGGGGAAGCAGCATACCGCAAACTCGCAGAAATGAAAATAGGACGGCATTTACAGGAAGACGAGGAAGTACATCATATTGATGGGAATCACTGTAATAACAGTTTTGCTAACTTGGAAGTTCTTACCGCGTCAGAACACTCCAAAATACACGCGGCGCAGAAAGTGAGGGATAGTCTTGGTAAATTTACTAAAAGAGAGTGACCTGCACGGCTATCAGTTGCATAGTGTTCAATACATCATCGAGCATCCCTTGGCAGCTGTTCTACTGGACTGCGGACTCGGTAAGACCGTAATATCACTCACAGCAATCAATAATTTACTGTTCGATTATTTTGACATACATCGCGTGCTGGTGGTATGCCCATTGAGAGTAGGTGCTGTTTGGGCGAATGAGATACAGCATTGGGAGCATTTCAATCTCTTGCAATACTCTCTAGCAATCGGGACAGAGGCAGAGCGCCGGGCGGCTCTTTTGCGTAAAGCTGATATTTATATAATCAACCGTGAGAATGTACAGTGGCTGATTGATGAGAGCAAACTGCCTTTCAACTACGATACCGTTGTGATAGACGAACTGTCATCATTTAAGAATCATCAGGCAAAACGCTTCCGGGCACTGATGAAAGTAAGGCCCAAGGTTAAAAGGATCATTGGTTTAACCGGGACCCCAAGCAGTAATGGCTTAATGGACCTCTGGGCACAGTTCCGGCTGCTGGATATGGGTCAGAGGCTTGGCAGGTTCATAGGGCAGTATAGAACCAGCTACTTTCTACCAGACAAGCAGAATGGACAGATTGTATTTACCTATAAGCCTATACCCGGGGCTGAGCAGCGTATATACGAAAAGATAAGCGACATTACAATATCTATGAAATCAACCGACCACCTACAAATGCCGGAGCTGGTCAGCTCTGAGTATATGGTTCATCTATCAGAGGCAGAACGCAAAAAGTACGATGAGCTGAAACATGACCTTGTATTACAGCTACCTGACGGTGAGGTAACTGCTGCAAATGCTGCGGCTCTGTCCGGGAAGCTCTGCCAGATGGCAAACGGAGCTGTATACACAGATAGTGCGAGCTATATTACCATACACGACCGTAAGCTTGATGCACTAGAAGACCTAATCGAAGCGGCTAATGGTAAACCGGTCCTTGTGGCATATTGGTTCAAGCATGACCTCGCCAGAATCTCCGAGCGACTGCGCAAACTCCACATTCCATTATCACAGCTTGATTCACCGGAGAGCATCCGCAGATGGAACAGCGGTGAGCTGCCAGTAGGGTTAATACACCCTGCTTCTGCCGGACACGGCCTCAATTTACAGGCAGGTGGCAGCACAATAATCTGGTTCGGCCTAACATGGAGCCTGGAATTATACCAGCAAACCAATGCACGGTTATGGCGCCAGGGCCAGAAAGATAACACTGTGGTAGTGCAGCACATAGTGGCAAAAAACACTATCGATGAACAGGTAATAAAAGCACTAAAAAGAAAAGACAACACACAGGCCGCTTTAATAGAAGCAGTTAAAGCCAATCTATGACAATCCAAGGAGTCAATCAGTGCCAATCCGAGTGAACTAAATATATCGGAGGTACAGATTATGGGCCCCTTTGAAGAATTAGCAAATGCCATTATCCTTCAAGCTGCCAAGGACTATCGGAAAGCTTTAAAGCAAATTTCTCAGTCCCCTAATGACATTATAGCGTTGTCCAAAAAGCAGGACATCGAGCGCTTTTTCCGTTCAAGATGGTTTGAGGTGCTGACCAGTATCGATCCGGAGATGCTTATTCGTAAGTTAAATATGGAGGTGGTGTGATATGACCGCAAAAGAGTATCTAGGACAGGCTTATCGCATCGACCAGAGAATTAACAGCAAGCTGGAGCAGCTACAGTCATTACGTTATTTGGCTACGAAAGCATCTGCTGTTCTGATTACTGACCCTGTCAGCAGCACAAGGAATGTACATGGTATGGAAGATGTCATTATTAAGATCGCTGACTTGAAATCTGAAATAAGCGCTGACCTGTGCCAGTTAGTTGATACGAAGCATGAAATTGTAACTGTGATTAAGTGTGTAGAAAACAACGAGCTTCAAACTTTATTAGAACTACGGTACTTATGCTTTAAAAATTGGGAGCAGATTGCTGTAGAGATGCATCTGGATCTCAGGTGGATACACCGCCTTCATAACCGGGCACTCAATGAGATAGATAAAATACGCCACTATTGACCACTATAATTACAGAAAAATTTTTGGTATAGTATCCTTGACAAAATGTAAAGCCTTCACGGGTCAATTATGATCCCGCGAGGGCTTTCTTCATATACAAACGGAGGCTATTACAATGCCATATAAACCAAAGAAGCCCTGCGCTTATCCGGGCTGTCCGAAGTTGACAGATAGGCGTTATTGTGTGGAGCACACAAAGCAGGAAGCCCGGCGCTATGAGCGGTATGAACGAGATCCTGAAACACATAAACGCTATGGCAGGTCTTGGGTAAGAATTCGGAAGGCATTTATGTCAGCAAACCCACTCTGCGAGCTGTGTAAGACTGAAGGTCGGCTGAACCCTGCTGAACTCGTACATCATAAAAGGAAGCTGACTGAGGGCGGCACCAACGACTGGAGTAACCTGCAGGCACTGTGCCCCGAGTGCCATAGCAGACTTCATGCAGTGCAGGGTGACTACTTTTAACAAGTATGTTAACCTTATTAATATTAGTATTTTCATAAAGCCCATGGGGTGTTGTTATCTCTACACTTTGTTGTAAATACAACGGGCGTGGCCTTTCGTGGAAATTTTTCAAAAATCAAAAATCAAAAAATCAAACCTAAGTGAGGTGACGTAAATGCCCAGCGGAGGCTACCGTCCGGGGGCAGGTCGTCCCCGGAAGAATATAAATGACAAGAAGCTGGAGGGTAAGACTCAAAAGCCGACTACACCCTCTAATCCCCCACCTAAAAAAGTGTACTCTAAGAATGTTATGGCAGACTACTTCTCCATGGCAATGAAAGAATGCGAAACGGAAGGTCCATCAGCCGATGTTCTAAGGGCTGAGATTGAGGAATAAATAGCTGCTCGCGGCTGCGAGGGTTATGTTGCTCCCCAGACGATAACAGACTATGTGCTCAACAGACAGGGATTTCTGGCCTGTGAGGCGATGAACCGTAAAATCGGGCGAATGACCAAGGACCTGAAGCTTTCTCCCTATGTCATTGCGGGGCAGGGTTACTACAAAGCGATGCGGGACGACTTTAATTTAATTATGCAGATTATCAACCGGTACGGCGGTGCTCAGAGCGAAGAGAAAAACGCCTTCCTTGACTTACTCATGAATAGAGGTTTCTGATATATGCAATCAACATCCAGATTTGAAAAAGTGAATATAGACAAGCTCATTCCTTATGCTCGTAATGCCCGCACCCATAGTAAAGAGCAGATATTACAGCTCCGTTCAAGTCTACGGGAATTCGGCTTCGTCTCACCCATAATATGCGACAAGGATTATAACATAATAGCCGGGCATGGTCGTATCCTGGCTGCCAAGGCTGAGGGATTGACTGAGGTACCCTGTGTATTTGCCGAGCATCTGACGGAGGCACAGAAGAAAGCATATATTCTCGCCGACAATCGGCTTGCTTTGAATGCCGGCTGGGACGAAGAGCAACTTGCTCTTGAGTTTGCCGACTTAAAAGACCTCGGCTTTAATCTGGAACTTACAGGTTTTGACGCAGGCGAAATAGAGAAGCTGTTTGCCTCCGATACCGAGGTCCAGGAAGATGACTTTGATGTTGATGCCGAACTTGATAAGCCACCTATGACCAAGCCCGGTGACTTATGGCTCCTCGGCAGGCACCGCCTGCTATGCGGCGATGCAACAAAGTCTGAAGATATCAAGCTTCTGATGGATGGAAAGAAAGCGAACCTATGCGTTACCGATCCTCCATATAACTGCTCATATGAGGGTGGGACTGGAATGAAAATAATGAACGACAGCATGGACGGCAAAGCCTTCTATGCTTTTTTACTGTCCGCTTTTAAAAACATATACGAAAACATGGTCGATGGCGGTGCGATATATATCTTTCATTCAGACGCAGAGAAGGTTAACTTCTTCAACGCTACAGTAGATGCAGGGTTCCACTATTCAACCACCTGCATATGGGTTAAGAACTCGCTGGTCATCGGGCGTATGGACTACCAGATGAGGCATGAGCCCGTTATTTACGCTTTTAAAGATACTGCTAAGCACCGCTGGTACTCAGACCGTAAGCAGACAACCGTCTGGGAATATGACAGGCCGACAAAATCAAAGCTGCATCCTACCATGAAGCCTCTGTCACTATTGGCATACCCTATAAAGAATTCATCTGCACCTAACGAAATAGTGCTTGATTGCTTCGGGGGCTCAGGCAGCACGCTCATTGTATGTGAGCAGACAGACCGGATTTGTTACATGAGTGAACTTGACCCTTTATACGCAACAGCAATAATTACGAGGTACATTGAGCAGGTGGGAAGCAGCGAAGATGTTTTTCTTGTTCGCGATGGGAAAAAGATACCGTTCTCTGAAGTCAAATTACAACAGCAATAAATGTGATATTATCGGTTAATTATGATAAATATTTAATATATTCCTTGCTATTTACACGATTATGAGTGATATATGTGTGTACCAAAACAATAGGAGGTATTCACGTAATGAGGATTCAGTATAGCGTTCCCGGTAAAGAGCGTAAGAACCTGGCAGCAGCAGTAGCACAGAAACTGTATGCAACAGTTAAGTATCTTGGACCTCCCTCTTTTGCTTACGAGGTAGGCAGCTATCGCATCGACAAGGAAGGTGTGCTCACAGGCGCTGACAACCGCAACCTGGTTGCAGATCTGCAGGGGCTTCACAGCTTTATCCCGGTCAGTGAGAAGTATGACGAAGCAAGCGAAGCTGAGATTTATGCTGAGCGTGAGCTGCGCCGCATGAACCTTGAAAGTCAGAACGTCCCCGACTATTCGAACCGTGGTCCCTACGGAGGAGACAGTTTTCAAGAAGACTGGGAGAATGGCATGACAGAAGAAGAGGAACTCGGACTTGGACGCAGGCATCGCGAAAGCTTTCAAGGCGAGAACGGTATGCAGCCGGATGATTGCCCCGAATACTTCACTTACAAGGCAGAACTCAGCGACCCGGACTATCCTGACCGATTTGAGGTTTTTACAGCCGTCAGTGACATTGATGCCTATCACTTAGCAATGGACTTTTGCAAGAGCGAGGTTACCTTACTTGAGCTCCAACAGCTCAATGATAAATACGAGCCAGTACGCTGGGTAGACCTCCAACAGCTTATTGCTGATAACGACCTCTATGACACACTGGAAATTGAGGTCTCTAAAAACGGAATGACCGACATTCAGGTGCAAAACCTGATGAAACTGGTGGGGAGCAAGCGCAGCCTGCTTGCTAAGGCTCTAGGCAAACCGCTTGAGATTAAAGACTCCGGAGAGTCACTCCTTTTTGAGTTTCCATACGACAACAACACCGGAGCCGGTAATATTTACGCACAGTTCGCAACCGCACTTATGAGGTTTGCCATAAAGCAGCAGAGGATTAATGCAACGGAGAATAAAAGTTCAAACGATAAGTTTTCACTCAGGACATTTCTCGTCAGGCTCGGGATGAATGGACGGGAGTACGCCGCGGCAAGGAAATACCTGCTTCGCAACCTTTCCGGCTCCAGCGCTTATGCGAAGGCGGAGGGATAATAACTATGATGTTGATAGTAAATAAGTCGAAGGAACAGCCCATAGCATATTTTGTGGATCGTCCTTCTCGTATTGACGACTTAGTCCCCCCTCCACCCTGGGCAGAGCCCCACCCATTTAAAGTCACAGTCACGATTGAGCTTTCCCGGATTGACTACGAAAATTTTTCTACTGACCTGAAAGCTGACCGCCCCTTTTTATATGAGCACATGAATGACAGTTACATTGCCAATGGTGTTTGGCATTGCATACTTGTACGGCAGAAGGGACGCTCCGATGGTGTACTGGTAAGGACAAGCGGAAGAGACTATCCCACATGGGCAGCTTATCTTCCCGGGGGAAAATAAGGTAACTATAAATAACTAAGCTGTTAAAAGAGCTTTTTCGGAAGCTCTTTTCTTCTGCTCATTTTTATGGAAGGAGGGCTGCGCTATATCAAGTTTTAATTATACACCATCAAAATTTATGCTGCCGACGTCACATTATGATAAGCGCAGGGCCGACTTCGCAGTGAAATTTATCTCTATGCTTAAACACACTACCGGCGAATGGTTTGGTAAACCTTTTCAGCTTATGCCCTGGCAGGAGCAGATTGCTCGTGACTTATTTGGAATCGTCGATTCTGATGGTTATCGTCAGTTCCGTACGGCGTATGTTGAACTGCCAAAAAAACAGGGCAAAAGTGAGCTTGCAGCTGCCATTGCACTCTATCTTCTATATGCTGATGGTGAAGCTGGGGCTGAGGTTTATTCTTGTGCAGCAGATATTAACCAGGCAAGTATTGTTTTCAATACCGCCAAGTCTATGGTTGAGCAGTGTAGTGACCTTAATCGTCTGTCAAAGCTTGTACCATCCACCAAGAGGATTGTCTTTCCTTATACAAATAGCTTTTACAGGGTTTTGTCCTCTGAAACAAAGTCCAAACAGGGCTTTAATGTATCAGGGCTCATATTCGACGAACTCTTTGCTCAGCAGACCCGTGAGCTGTTTGATACCATGACCAAGTATACAGGCGATGCCCGAAGGCAGCCGCTATATTTCCTCATCACCACAGCTGGGAGAGATAAAACCAGCATCTGTTATGAAATCCATTGCAAAGCGAAAGCCGTTCTGGATGGCTCTAAGATTGACCCCTCATTTTATCCAGCTGTATTTGGCATAGAGGAAGGTGATAACTGGGAAGATGAAGCTGTCTGGTGCAGAGTGAATCCCTCAATCGGAGTAACTATACCCTTTGAAACGGTGAAGGCAGCTTATGAGCAGGCAAAGCAAAACCCGGCTGAAGAGATGCATTTCCGCCAGTTTAGACTGAATGAATGGTGCAACGCAGATATACGCTGGATGCCTATGGACAAGTGGGATGCCTGCGGTGAGGTTATAGACCCTGGGGATTACGAAGGATGCGACTGCTATTGCGGGCTGGACCTATCTTCAACTGGCGACTTAACGGCTCTTGTACTGGTGTTTCCCCCAATTCATGGAGATACAAAATACACAATCCTACCTTTTTACTGGCTGCCTGAGGATGTTATTGACCTCCGAACCAGACGAGATCATGTACCTTATGCTGTATGGAAGAAGGCGGGTGTGTTCAACACAACAGAAGGTAATGTGGTAGACTACGATTACATAGTAGCTTTTATTGCCAAGCTTTCTGAACGGTTCAGGATTCGGGAGATTGCCTATGATCGATTTGGTGCGGAGAAAATCCGTCGCGACCTCGAGGAATTGGGGGCCGAGCACGGCTTTACTGTTATCCCCTTCGGTCAGGGTTTCATATCAATGTCCCCACCCAGCAAAGACTTTTACCAATTTGTAATGGAAGGTAAAATCCGTCACGGTAAGCACCCTGTCCTTGACTGGAACATGAGCAATGTTATCATCGACCAGGACGCTGCGGGTAACATAAAACCTAATAAGAAAAAGTCTACAGAAAAGATAGATGGGGTAATCGCACTCATAATGGGTCTGGCAAGGGCTACTTTAGGTGGTGGAGTTATATCAGACAGCGTGTATAACGAGAGGGGGCTAATTTATTTTTAACTTACCTCAGATATACAAAGTTGAATATAGGAGAGTAATAAGGTATAGTTATTATGGTATAAAATAGCTATACCTTAAATTATTAAAGGAGAGGAATAAATTGAGAACAGCAACAGATGTATTTGAAACTAAAGAGTTCATAGCTCAACCAGAAACAAAATTAGTACCTACATACAACAGAAAACTTACAAAGAATATTGTATCAACAATGGCTTACTTACTTGGTATTAAAACACAGCACCTTGAAAGCCTATATCTTGAAGACTGCCCTGACTTCATAAAAACATTAGATGAAAATACATCAGCGAAAACTATAAGGATTCTGAGTCAACTGCGGACAACCATGCTGAGGGAATATGTGAATATCGAAAACAACCTTAATAACCTAATAAATATAGATAAAATGCCTGCAATCATAAATAATGAAGATTTAAAGTGGCTGCGTAAAAACGGTATAGAGGTCATTAAAGCTAATAATACAACAAACCAAT